CCCCGCACGGCGCGCAGGATGAAAGGGCAGGTCAAAATCCCCGTTCTCAAGACGGTGAATGGTCAGGAAGTCTCGGAAGATGCTTTTGTCTTCGAGTTCAACGGCGTCGTGCTTCAAAAGGTCGCTGACAACGTGACCCAAGAAGCCGTGCACCGGGCCTGCAACCTCTTCGCCAGCGCGCTGTTCAAACAGCAGCTGATCGAAGGGTTTGCGGCCTCCTAACCAACCTTCTCTTAGGAGATAAACATGAGTCGTTGTGATAACGCCCATGTCGACGCATTCGATAAGGATGTGTTGGCGGTCTGCAGTAGATTGTTCCGTCAGCTCGACACCGCTCGCTCCCTCACTTGTGAAATACTGGTGAGACACGGCGAGTGGGATCAGTTGGTTGCGTTACGCTGCAACCCTGATAATTACACGATCTGGGATACGGAGAAACTCCGCAGGGATTACCAGGCTACCGAGCTTCTTCGGAAGTGCGATGGTCTGCCCCTCAAAGACGTCGATCCAACCCAAGCGTGTGTCTCAGCGTTCTATGAGTCCGAACGCCAGTGTTACCGAACAAACACTTTTATTAACGGCCTTATCACGAATAAACTCCCCAGCGTTATTACGTCTGGGGACCGTGGTGAAGCCACCCTCCTCTCAGTGTTGAGGAAGGCGCAGTCCTGGCTTCGAAAGATGTTAGGAAGGTGTCCAAGTATCGGTGAATTGGACGTTAGACATGGACCTGGTTCTACGTTCGAGTCAAAATCGTGGCGAAAACCGCACGCGCAAGCGACGGTGTACGATAAAATCGCCGCGTCACCCGCTTTAACCGTAGATGCGCTTCCTCATCTTGTCGAGTGGTGTGAACACGCCACGTTACACGATGAGTTGTGGGGCCTCTATGGCAATCTAGATCTTGCCACCAATGTCGTCAGAGGGAACCGTTTCTTCATGGTCCCCAAAGACGCAACTACCCATCGCGGCGCTTGCGCCGAACCGACGGGTAATGTCTTTATCCAACTTGGCTTAGGCCAGTGGATGAGACAGCGGCTAGCATTGTCCGGTATCAACCTCGTGAGAGGTAAGGCCCTCCATGTGCGGTTAGCACAGGAGCTCTCCCGGAGGGGAGAGGGTGCGACAATAGATCTGTCTAAAGCAAGCGACACAGTGGCGACTAGTCTCGTACGGCTGCTTCTGCCGGCGGATTGGTTTGCCATGCTCGACGATATCAGGTCGAAATACACTTTCATGCCCTTCGATGAAGCAGGCGTAAAATTCCCCGCCTTTACGCCGATACGTTGGGACGCTGCAGGTAATCTCGTGAGAGACCCTGTTGTTGATGGGAG